TAACATTCATCCAACCAACTGGGTCCACGGCGATGCCGGTGGTATCAGAACCAATGACGGCATTCGCGGTGGATGCAACGACGGGTACACCCTCCAAGTGGTATACCAACTCAATGTCCAGCATGCTTGTAGACGCTGGGCAGCCAGTTGCTGCGATGATGACCGTCTCAAGACCACCCACAGCTAAGTAGGCGGCATTACCAGCACTGACAGAAGACACACTGGTCTGGTTGGTGATGGAGTACCCAGGACCAAGATCAGTAGTCTCCCGAAACATGAACGCTGACGGCGAACAAATTTTCGGACACACTTGCATAGGACGCTCACTAACATTGACAAGCGAAGACTCAGCCGTGTTAGGTAGACTTGGAAGTGCACTAACAGAAACAACATTAGAAGCCGTAGGGACACCATACGACAAAAGAGTGTTATTCACCGTCATCGCCGCGTTGTTGGAGTTTGGAGACTGGCCACCAACTGGATAATTCAAGTTCAACCAACCCTCAGCGGGCACCGTCGCTACTGTGAGAGAACCACTGTTGGTCGTCATGGACGCAATGCCAATGATCTTAACACCATACCCTACAATACGGTAATTAGTCAACTGGGCAGACAACGATGCTGGGGTGGTGAACACGATAGCGTTGGCCACGGTGGCACCGTCAAGGGTGGTCCAAGTGCCACCTCCCACCACGCTACCACGTGGCGACATGGCATGGAGGAATGCAGAGGGCACGATGACCACGTCACATTCGCCACTAGAATTACTCGATAGCGTAAACTTACGAGTGATATGACGAGTGGCTAAAGGGACGGAGTACATATCAGGGACCCGTGCACCTTGCGCTAACGCACTAAACGGTTGACTCAGGCATGCTCGATACGTCGACAATGGCGACGGAGAGAGAGACTTTTCCCTCTGGATGGTGATCTTCTTCTTCTGCTTCGGACGAACGATCGCCTGCTTTCCTGAACGCTTTGTAACAACCATTGGGATGATGTTACTGTACTAATACTGTGGGATATGGATGTATGTCGTATTTTGAATCTGCACGGCTGACACTTCAACGGACACCTCAGTGCTGATCTGGTACTGATCGTAGTATTGTTCCAAATCTATCTGAGCACAAGGTGTAATGCCAGTCGCTATCCAGAAGCTAAACCTCTCCCTAGCTCCTATCTCTCGTACATCGTAGCTGAGCGTTCCCATACGCTCAAATTGCCCACTGTTCTTGTAAATGCTTTGAACTAGTCCTCTAGAAGGGTTGCGACCTTGGCCGCACCGCCGGAAACACCGGTAGAAGGACTGCATAACTGGAACACCTGTGGACAAACTACCCCCACACATTCCCACTGCTGCCATCCAAGACTCAATCTCGCGAGGTGTATTAGCTGGAACTAAACACATTGAGTCTTTGACAAGTACAGTGGGGAGGGAACGGCACATCACATACTCCATGCCATTCCACACCGGATGCGATTGGCAAAACTCCACGGCCTCAAAATCCGTGACAGTCGCCTCAACATCCATGCGAAAACCTTTACGTGCGAACCAAGCCTCCAACCCATCAACGAAGGTGACCGCATCTTCCTCTTCCAGGAAAACAACGCAATCATCACCATTGTTGGCCAGCTCGACCCGCACACCGACGCTTTTCGCCCACGTCCACACCAAGGCACACATGATTAGGCAATTCCCCAAAGCCGTGTTCATGTCGCCACTGAACCGAATCCCGTCGATCGAAAATTTAAGATCGCCATCGGCACAGTACCCCCTTCCCTCATTGGCAATTTGTCGCTCCAACAAGGTACGCAGTTTCGGGTCATTTCGAAACATGCTCAAATAGACTCCATGTTCCATCCTTAGTGCAGGGACGGAAACATGCATATCGAATTTCTTGGCATCCAAGCCAACGCAAGCGGGGGTCGCGAAACGCTCCCACTTGTTGTGCAAGATCGACGCCGTCTGGATGACATTGAAGCCCTTAATGACGGTCGGTCCACTTCCTT